TATTGGGTAACTAACAGATACTGCTGAGCTTAGTTCTGTGCCGCCTGATGCTGCGTCAAAGATCTTTACATAAATCTCGCCAGTGCCTATCGCAGGAATGTTTGTTGGAACACCACGAAAGTTGTTGTAAAGATAGACAGTGTGAAGGTTTTCTGTTGATAACATTGAAGAAGAAACATAAAAGTCTCCTCTTTGGTCCTTGACAGAAGAGTTCCAACGAGCTTCTATTGTTGGGCGCTTGAAAAAGAACTCTGATGATCGAGCAAAAAACTTCTTTGTGTAATAAGAGTCAGAGTCGGTTTCCAAAGAACCTGAGAGCCTTACAATAACTCCATAGTTTGTCTGAGTACCATCAATCCAATCTTCTACAAGATCTGATATATCAATGGACAAATCTTCTGTACCGTCCGTTAGACGATAAGTTTTGTTGTAAATAGCTGAATCAAGAAAATCACCGCCTGCAGTTGTCCAGGCGGCTGTGGTGGAAGCAGAGACCCAGTTTGATACGCCTAGATCTTTGTATTCGTCCATGTCCATTCCACGGCCTTCGTCCCACGATCTAGAAACAGCTTGGACTATTAGATCGACGTTTCTTGGTGTTGTGAATGGGGTTTTAGCATTAAACAAGTTAAGATAAAATGAAACGGAACCAGAGGCAGGAATCTGGCTGTTAGTTCTTGCTGTATTTATTTCTGCGGTGTCAAACTCAAACAAGGCACGGCTTTGTTCCACTGACGAAGTTGTTATGTTACCATAGATCTTAAAGATCTCAACAGAGTCTGCTAGACCCATATTAGAACCGGTCGCTCTTGTTGTGCCACCAAACTTTGAGGCATTTGTTATTGTATTGTCTTTATTTGCAAAAAACTTTTTATAAGCCACTATCTTACCTCTCCATTGATATCTGCAAATGGAAACTTAACTTCCCAAATAACATTTTTTGGTATAAAGATCTTCCTGCCATCTGATGAATAATTCCCCAATAGATCATAATTTAAATTTGAATAATTAACACCAGTTTTTAAATTAACATTTAACTCTATAACATCATTAATTCCTGTTGCTTCATTTACAACGTTGATTAATTTTTGTACTAATATTGCTTCTCCAATTGAGTTTGGATTAAGCCTGAAATAATCTCTTAAGGCTTTTTTTGCAGCTGACATAGCAATTGCTTTATCGGTGCCAGCTTCTGCTACAGCCTTGAAGGATATTGCAATGTTCAAAATCTTGGCATCAAATATGTCGACAGAATCGCTCATAATTTTAGAATTTGATATCCAATTTTTTAGATTTTGTTTAAGGGTGCTTGTTGCTGTAGTCAGGTTTCCATCCCGATCTTCGGCTAAGACATAAAGATCGATATTGGCGTCTGCGTTAAAACCACCCTGGTGTGCAACCACCCTTTTAATAGATCCAAAGTTTGACGGCATGTTATAAGCTATATTTTCATAATCTTTAGCAGTAACTGCTCTATTTTGAGAGAAGAAAGAATTTGAAGCCAAGATCTTAATCTCATCAACAGTCATCCTAGATATGTCACCAACAATCTGTTCTTCGTTCTCGACTTCAAGCGTCGACCGTACGCTGTCTATTATTGATTGATCGGTTGCGGCGTTGCCAAAAGTAAATATTGGACCTTCAACAGAGCGCAGGCTGCCTACCGGTAAATTAACATTTGCATTGTCATTTTGTCGGCATACAATTGTTATTTTTGTGTTAGAGGGAGCAATACCAAACTTGCCGGACTTTAAAATAACATTTGGATCAAAAGAGGAATCGGAGACATAATTTTTTCCAAACATATCAATCGTTGTTTTTTCTGGCACAACGTTTAAACCTGCTGATTCTATATCTTCTTCTGAGCCGTAGCCAAATTGAATTACTTGCCTGTCTGATTCTCTTTCCAATACAAACCTTCTTGGGGCGGCCTTTGGTTGAAGGATGAATTTAACATATTCTCTATCATCTCCATTGTTTGGGATTTGCCTGTAAATAACGTCTTGAGCTAAGTTCGGTACCTGGTAGTACTCATTTCCTTGTGAGTCTCTTAGAGAAAAAATTTCAACAATACTATTATCGTTTAAAATAATTTTTTGAAATGGCTTATAATCTGTAACTGTTTTAGTTACAACTTTTAACTTGCCAGAAATAACTCGTCCAAATGCTTTTATAGCAAATTGGGATGGGCGCCCCGTAACTGAATCTCTAGACGCTATAACAATTTCATTAGTCGAATCTGCAAAATTCACATCTGTTGTCAAAATAAAATTTAAACCATTAGTTGCGCCAATTGATGAACCTCTTTTGAGTATTGGAGCATAATCTAAGTTTGGTGAAGCTCCGCTCTCAAAGTTAATTGAGGTAATTGCTGGAACTAAAATATAAAACGAGGCGATTCCAGTAGATGTCTTATTAGGGGCGTAGTTAAATCCATTTTGCTTAGCTATTTTAACAACATTATTAAATTCGCTAGCGGTACTTAAAAATGATTCATTAACTTGATAGTCTAGATAAAATGAAAGAATGTCTCCAACATAAGCTGTTGTATCTAAAAACAATGATCCAAAACCAGACTCTTGAAAGTCCTTAAACGTATTAGGATAGTATCTTTTTGAAAAATTAATTAAATCTTTTTTAATACTATCAAAGTCTCTTGAGGTGTAATCTATAGGTGGCTTTGTTACTTTTGCCATTGTTTTCTACCTTTGTACATTAGGATACTGAAATTCAATTGCTTTTTGAATTTGAGGAATAAATAAGTCAATCTTAACTTTCTTAATATATAATCTGTTTTTATAGCTTTCTTCTATTTCAGAAAAAGATATGTTAGTGATTTGAATATAAGGCAAGTACTTGTTAACTTGGGATCTTATGCGGCCATTTAAGCCGGAAATCTCTTGGGAGCCACCTAGGTCTTGTTGAAATAAAAACCTTCTTAAGCCAACTCCGAAGTTTATATCCATTACTCGTTCGCCAGGACTAGTCAGCATTAAGTTTTTAAAATTCTGAGCAACCAACTTTTCGTAGCCCCTTATCATTGTTAGTTTGTCTGACGTTTGGTTCTCATCTGATATTCTCATTGGCAAATCAACAGTTAAAGTAGGAAAAAAAGCCAATCTAACATCGTCTGACGGAATAAAGGAATCAATATTAGTCAGGGCATCGGCGTCACTATTACTAGAAACGACTTCTTCGTTTTGAAGTATGTCAAAATCTATGTTTTGTGTATTCTTATTGTACTGTGGCACTTCCTATTGTTCCTTTGATATTATCGATTATTGAATCAACAAAGCGGTCGAGTTCTTTAGTCAATTCACCACGAGCTTCTTTAAAGTCCTTTGCATTTTTATCTCTTTCTCTAAATTCTTCACTGAAGTAAATAGTTCTAGCATTAAATATATTTGACAAAGAAACATAAGACAACAATTCTATTAAGCTTACATTTTTAGAAATCTGCTCTTTTACAAAGTTAATGTTTGAATCTTTTGACATAAATTTGCTAGCAAACTCTTTATGAAGGTTATCGGTTATATCGCCTTCGGATCCATATTCTATTATCATTGATGTATCAGAGCTGCCTATAAGACCCTCGGAATCTAGTAGTTTTGGAATAAATCGTTGTTTGTGGCCGGCCAACCTTACAAAAGAAACGTTTATTGCTGCTGACTCATCGTCTTCTTTTATTATAAACAACTTATTTGCTGTATCTTTATACAGACTATTCTCTTGGATTTGTTCAAAATTCAAAGACTTTATTTTATAAGTAGCAAAAAATTCTGTTGTTAAGTAAAATTCAAAATTTTCATTTAAAAGCTGGTTGAAGCCAGAGTCCAAAACAATATCTCTGTCTGATTCAGAAACAAAATCACTTTCTAAATAGGAATCTAAGATGTTATAGATAAAGCAAGAATCTTGTTTCTTAAGAACATCTTCTGGGCTTAAATTAATCGGGTAATCGCCATCTAAAAACCCTCTAATAATATCGATACTCTCAAAACGTGTTGTATCACTAGCAAAGAACCTAGCTACATTTGAATCGCTTTTTATCTTAACTTGTATATAGCTAGTGTTTGTGATTATTGGATCTCTATCTTCAGTGCTGCTAATAGAGCTATATAAATCCGGATCAAGCAGAGTAGTTAACGACGTAAAATCGTCCGTGGGTGATATTTTTGGTATTTTAAACGAATTCAAACTTTTATTTAAACTATAAGATACGTTGCTTTTTTGTTTAAACTCCTCTTCAGGTAAAAGAGTGTTAAAAAACCTATTAATATTATTAACGGCTTCATAAACATAGTCTGATATCACGTCAGAAGGAAGACTTATTCTCCCAAGGTTTTGTTCAAGATTAACTTTTTTAAATTTTGTTATTTCATATAAGATATACTCTAGAGCATCGGCACCTACAAACGCATCGGGCGCAGAGTCGGGCACAACAACCCCTATTCCATCAAATTTCTTATTTAGCTCTTGTCGAACATGTGATTCTAGAGTGCCACCATAGTAATTAAAAACAAGATCATTGTTCATAAAAGGCAGTTTTTCAGAAATGAACGCTTCGAAGCCTTTGTTCTCTGCAGATACCAAAAGTTGAGGATTGGATAAAATTACCAGAGGCGCAAAGTTTTTTAGCAATATTGAAGTTATTAAATATTTGATGCTCTCTTCCATAAACAAGAGCTCTAAATCAGTAAGGGACAATAAAGATTTTGAATATTCGCTTCGGCCTTCAATAAACCTTTTATAAGTTTCTTCTTGCTTATAGCTCCCATACAAGTATTCATCTATAGCTAAATTATATAACGCATTGGGGTATACCGGTATTTTTTTAAGTTGTTCTTCGTTGGAGTTCGCACAAGCTTTGTTTATAAGTTTAAATAAAGATCTCTTAGAAAGCGAACCATATGGGCTGTCCTCCTCTTCGGAGCCTTCCAAGACAATTGAGGCTTCAGGGCTAACAGCATAGAGCGTTCCTTTTTCGTTCTCACCTAATTTTGTGCCGTCAGATTCTTCAATTGAATCTGTGTTTTCAGGGTTAATAACATAAACAAGATCTGTTTTGAGCCAACCGGGCAAGCTGCTCATATAAGTCTCGTCTTGTCCAAATTCATCTAATTTATCAATTTTTAAAATTGCGTTCTTTCCGGCGCTGGCGGTGCCGTAACTTGGGGGTGCATACTCTTTATCTTCGTCTTCTTCGATATTGATAAAGTTTCTTTTATATATTTGACTTATAATTGAAGAGTACGCTTCAGTCGGGCGTTCGATGCCTGTATTTCTATTTGCTTCAATTATCGTATCAATATTACCAGTAATTTGATTATAAAAATATTCTGATATTGTTTCCTTGGCCGCCGACGATTCTGGGGCCGCTATTTGTAGAGTTAGTTCTTGTTTTTCTCTAGTATATAAGATATACGGGTCGATTCCAGTCGGCAAGTCTCCATTACTGTATTTTAATATATTAATTTTTTGAAAATCGATACTTGATTTAAATGTGTTCTTTTCTAAATATAAATAAGGTTTAAACTTATTTTTGTTAATAATCAAATCTTCAGCATTAATTATTTCACCATTTACAGCTTCGTAAATCCCTGGTAGTGGGTCTTCTTTTCTGCTGTCACCTAGTATTGGGATTATAGAAAGCAAGCTGGCGGCTTTCTTGTCTTCTTCATAATTAACAACTCTATTTCTCAAGCCCCTATAGAAAAAGCTAAAATTATTTGAAAGATTGTTAAAGTTATTTTCTAAAATTAATTTGTTAATTTCACCAATCTCACCTTGATCTCGGCCGAGGGCAAAAGAAGGAACATCTTTAAATGTTGGAAGTTCTGCTTTTGGATCTTCTTTTAAGAGTGTTGGTATTACTGCGGACGGATGCATAATATTTGGCATGCTTCTTTCAATGATTGAAGCCATTCCGTCTTCATCTGCCAGGATACCAATAAAGTCTTCAATATCTGCTCGCTCAAGCCTTCTATTATTGTCTAGTATATCTTGTAGTTCCTGCCTTAACGCCGGCGCATCTGGGCGTATATCATTTCGATCAAAGTAGTCCTCAATATCCGGATCTGAACAAAGATCAAAAACATTGTCTTGAGGAAAACTGGGTTGGAAGTTTATAAGCTCATCTTCTATTCTATCAATATTAATTATATCGCCAACTAAACCGCCTAGCTCATTAAGCGCTTCGTCGTTTCTAGCTATAAAGTTTAAAAGTATAGGGCTTTTTTCAGCTAGATAAAAAGATATTCTGTATTGTGCCTCTTCTGTTGTGTCACCACGAAGAAAATCAAACAAATCAAAACCATTTAATAAGCCGTTAACACAAGCCTCAAGTAGATCTAGAAAATCAATGTTTATTTGAATTCTATCTTCAGGGCTGGGTACAGATTGAAATAAGTTAGCTTGCTCAATTGCGCTTGCCAACTGTTCTCTTTGACCTCCAATTGTCCTATTGACGGACCTAGGTACTTGTTCTTCTATGTCTCTAAGGCTTGTGCCTTCTGGTATTGAATTTATATCAAAGTCCATAGCGCCAGAAGGCACAGATGAAACCGCCCTGCTGATTGATCTAGAAACCAAATTAATTGTAACGTTAAAAAACGATCTTATAATTGTTCTTGTTACAAACGAAAGCAAATCTGGTATTTCTATTTGCGAAAAACCAATTCTGATTGGTAAAACTTTTGGAGATTTGAACGAAGCGTTTGGAATGGAAGGTTTTATAAGGGCGCCGCTGCTTCCAGCACTTGGTAAATTAACATCAAAACTAGGAAATTTTCTTAAGTCCCAGGCGTTCGTCCAGTCTGGGAAGTTGTTAATAAGACCAAGTACAATATCAGCTTCTGGGAAATCCTCAAGAATGCACGCTAAAGAGTCAGCAATGATATCAGACAGCCGATCTGGCGTTCTTCTGACTAAATCAATCAATATGTTAACTAAGTTGTTTCTTCTTTCTTCATCAGTAATTTCTATAGCCGGATTTAAATTAACATAAAAATAATATATTGTTTGATAAAAAACTAAACCTGAAAATTTATATTGTGTAAAACTTTCCCTGTCAGCTGGTACAAAAGGAGCCTCTTCCTCATCTGCCTCAATTCCAAAATAAAATATTGTATCGTCGCTCAATACTCCAGCTTTCGCAGAAATGAAAAAGTCTGACGTGCTAACTGTTAAAGGACTTGGTAGTGGAATAGTTTCAGATCGAGCGCCGGCACTAATTGTGGAGCCTAATTCCAGCCTAAAAAGTTCGCCTAATAAATTACCAAAATAGTTTTCATCATCCGGGTCGAAGCTGTATCCTTCTATTTCTGGTATAATCTGAATGCATTTAAAACTTAAATCTAAAATTGATTCTAAGCTTAGCTCTAGAAGTATTTTTTTATAAAAATCTAAATCTGCAAACTTTTTTGATATTGATTTAATTAAAGCCCTTCTGATAAAGTTCTCATCAATTAAAATATCTTGTGGAATTTTAGATTTTAAATTTTGAATTGCTACTGCTATTAAGGAAGAGAAGTCAAATTGTTGCAACTCTCCAAATACACTATTAATTTCAAGTTTAATATCACTAAGACTAGAGCTGCTTAGGTTCAGGCTGGAAAACAAATCTTGAATTTCTTTAGCTAGGTTTATACTACTATCTAAATTTAAATTATTTAACTGTTCGGCTAGTTGTTGCCTTAGTTGCGGATTGCCCAACGCTAGATTTTCAATTCTAAGCGTTTCCGGCGTCTTTACTGGGCCTATGTTGTTAATTTGATTGACCAGTGCACTTGAGCTATTCTGTAGGAT